TTTTGACAATGTGACCCGTAGTTGTTTGTGGGGTTGCTGCATTGTCTGTGAGAATCCCCAAAGACTGCACAGGTGTTACGACGTTAGATGCCATGGTGATACGTTACTCCTACGATTACTATTTATCGCGTTGTTGTTTTAGAAACTTGGCGAGATCTGCTGTGCTACCCACAAACATAGTGTTGTTTGTAGTGTTGACCTCTTTGGTTTTCTTAGGATTCTCAATCTCAGCGACCTTCTTTTGGAGGTCTACCAGTTTGTCAGCAACGTCACCGACGTGCTTGATCAACTGACCAGCGACTTCATATGCACGAGGTTGATCAGATTCCTGTGCCAATTCCAAGATACCATCTACTGCTTCCTGACCTTTCTCGATCAGAGAATATAGATTCCCACGAGTATACTCGTAGTCTTTCTTTAACTGCTCCTTAGTTGAGGCAGTAAATTCTTCTACCTTTTGTATTTCTTTTTTTTCTTCCTTAACGATATCAGTTTCAACATCAAGGGCATCTTCGATACCCTCAAACTTCATAAACTTATTCGTCAATTCCTGTGACTGGGTTTCTTGAGAGTCCATCTGTAAATTCACTATAGAGTTCATTGAATCCGAAGTTATCATCTGGGTCTGCACCCAGAGGATCGGGTCTAACAGAGTAACGCACCTCTCTCGGAGCAGTGATTCTTGCCTCGGTTGCATAATCCACGATGACCTCGCGGATAAGCTCTCCACTCTTGTCTTGGACAGGACCGTAGAGATATGTTTTGGCTTGAAACTGTAAAGTATATATCAGTGTGCGTCTGGTATCATAGTCACCCTCATACTCATCGCTATATTCCACAGACTGAAGAGTTACTGGATAGTCACGTTTCTCTCCAAGCTCAGGAATTAGATTCATTGTGAGGTTGAAGTTTGGTTGAAAATAAGGAAGAATTTGCTCAAGGATTTGTAGAGCATCATCCTGATTCTTAGACAGAATAGACAACTCAAAATTGATGTTGTATGGGACTGGCATAAATCCAGTACGAGTCGAGTCCGTCGTATGACGAATATAAGATGTGGGAGAGAGTTTTCGTGAAGGATCATATGCAATCCCGTTAATCTCAAAAGAGACTCTAGGGAGAGTAATTTGTGTTTGGTCCTTTTCAGTCAGATCTCCAACCTGACGAAGGCGTGCCAAAAACTTCTGCTTAGGACCATATGCCAACGGCACTTTCATCACTTCTGTCTTATCACCAGCCGTGCGTCTAAGCTCGATGTTATTAAACAGTGTGCCAAAGGCAACGACTGTCTTCTTGATTATCTCGTGGTATGAATAGGTTCCTAGCATTACTGTGCGTTACCAAACTCGCCAAATGGATTTGTTTCCGTGAAGTCTAGGATATCATCTGCCTCGGTCTCAAAGATATAATTTTGATCGACAGTATCACTTAGATTCGTATTATTTAGCGTGTTATACGTCTCAGGACTCCAAAGAGCACCAGAGGTAAGACCCCTAATGGTTTCGGCAGTATTGAAGGTGCCTGTGCGATTAAGCACATGCAATTCTCTAGTAACATTACTCCAAGACTTGACCTCTGCTCGGTTATCCTTAGGAGAGTAATCAATAGTAATAGTTGGTGCTGATGTATATCCACTACCACCATTAGTGATAGTTATAGAAGTAACAAGACCACTGGCATTAACTACAGCAGTGCCTGTTGCGGTTGTGCCAGTTGTAGGTGCAGAGAATGTGACCGTGGGAGGAATGGCACTGTTGTAGTGGTTTCCACCATCGCTAATAGTCACTGCAGTAACTGCATCTCCAGTAAGTGTGGAGGTTGCGAATGCCCTGTAAAGATCTCCAACAATCTCTTCACCAACAACGAAGTCTCCTGTGCCACCAGGATCCATAACGAGTTTGATAGATGCAGCAAAGTTTGTCTGAATAGCATCAACCTCAGCAATACCAGTGTCAATATCCTCATCACTGTATTCAAAGAGCTCACAGCGAAGACCCCAAGTATGAATCTTACCAAGTTGGAAGAATGGGATTTCGTGCTCTACAAATTGAATCTCAAATGTTTTACCTGCCAAAGGGAAATGCACGAGGTCACCTTCATTAGGGCGACCCTCAACAATCAACGTAGCATTATCATCGACTGCTTCAGTAAATCTTGTGCGAGATATAATAAAGGTTACTTGATCAGAGATCCTCACACCAAACTTACTAAACATGTCTCCGTCTCCACGGAAACCGCCAGCATCCTCAACATACGCTTCAATCTCAAAAGCGCCATCGAATCTTGAGAGAGTGTCCTCCCCAAATATAGAATCTTCTTTTACTAGAGTCCTGGGAATATAATAGATATTCTTCCCAAACATCTTGATCTGCTCGATGACCAGGGACTCTGTAAGGTCCTGCTCACCTGTAGTGCCTTGAGTGAAGTAAGGATTGAGTGCCATATCAGCCTATCATGTCCAGAGGAGGTGTTTCCCATGTTGTGCGAAGTTGCTCGTCAAGGATCTTTAACTCCTCAACAGCATCATTATAAATCATCTCACCATTCAGAGTGACGCCACCAGGCATTTGCACACCAGAAAACTTGGTAAGATTTTGACCCCACTGCTTCTTGATCTTTGCAGTGGCATAGTCTTTGACCCACATCTGATTATAGATCTCAGTCCAAGTATTAGGGTCGAGAGCACGCCAACACTTGATAACAATATATTGATCAACCAGTGCATCTGTAGTCCAGTCAAAGTCAATATATAAACGATCTTGCACTTGGGAATATCTAACTGGTTTGATACCTTCGAGAATAAAATCAATAGTCTCCAGGTGCTGCTGGATCATATAGTAGTGATAAAACTGAGTCGAAGTAAAATCATATAGATCATTCAGACGCATCTGATATCTAATATCAAACATATTGCGAGTGCCCTTGTCCGTAAAGGAGAAGAGACCCTCAATAGCAGTAATGTGGTCAGGCACTTCAATATATCCGTTACCCTCTTTCCAAGTATCGTTACCTGCTTTAGAAACACTAGACGTATCATTTGTGCCCTTAGCACGATCGATAACATCCTGAGTAACCTGATGCTTCAGGTAGACCCGCTCAGCACCTTCGTAATGAAATTGCTGAAACTTCTGGATCGTATAGTCGATCGCATCATCGACTTGATCATCGGATACGTTGATCTCTAAGACTGGTTTGCCCAGTCTACGGAGGCAGTATTCTTTGAGTTCTGCTTTAGATGTTGGAGATGCCATTAGTTATCAGCGAGTGAGAGCAGCGAGAGCAGCCTTGAGTTGGGTAACAGTTGTAATACCAGCGTCATTACCGATCGCATTAAGAGCGGTATAGATGTCATCAATGTCAGCATCATTAGTATCGGCAGTGGTGCCCTGAGCAGCAGTTGCATATGCAGTGCTGTTTGTAGTAGCAGCGGTGCCAAGACCAAGGGTAGTGCGAGCAGCAGATGCAGATGCATCATCAATCAGAGATGCACCGAATGTGCTGATTGTTGGTGTGCCAGACAAATCGCTGTAGGCACCAGAGGTGGCAACAGCAGCAAGAGTAGGTGTGCCAGACAGGTCGCTATAAGCACCAGAAGTGGCAACAGCAGCAAGAGTAGGTGTGCCAGACAGGTCGCTATAAGCACCAGAAGTGGCAACATCAGCAAGAGTGGGTGTGCCACTGAGATCGCTGTAGGCACCAGAGGTAGCAACAGCAGAAAGAGTGGGAGTGCCAGTCAGATCTGCATAGGCACCAGAGGTAGCAACAGCGGCAAGGTCAGCAGGTTGAATGGCAGTATCTGCCAATGCACCCTGAGCAGCGGTTGCGTAGTTGCCAGCGAAAGCACTGATACGAGCATCAACACGAGCCTGTGTGTAGTAGAGGTTAGTGCCCTCAGTGAGATTCGTGGTGGACTTCTGAGACAGATCGAGGTTTGCACCCACTTGAAGTGCAATACGAGCATCAGCAAGTCCATTCACCTCAGCATCTGTGCGCTCAGTGAAACTAAAATCACCAGTGGAAGCATTGTAAGACAGATCACCAGATGCACTCAGGGCACCACGGACACGAGATTCTGTGAAGAAGCGATTGCTAGATCCCTCAACAATGTTATCGGAGGTAAACTCATTAAAGGCAATCGACAGATCGCCAGCAGAGAGTTGAATACCAGTGCCGTAAGTGAAGTGACTCTGAGTGCGGGCAGCAGTAGTGAAGAGATTTGTGGTCCCCTCAACAACGTTGTCAGTATCAAACTCACTAAACTCAGCACTCAGAGTCAGAAGGTTACCAGTATCATCATAAGTAGCGGTAATACCTGTGCCGCCACTGATCAGTGCAGCAACACGATCATCAACTCTCTCATCAGTGAAGTAGAGATTGCTAACGCCTTCTGCCAGAGCATCTGTATCGTGGTTAGCAATACTACCAACCTGAGACTGGAAGAATGTGATGGTTCCCGTCACATTCAAGTTACCCTGCACTTCAAAGTCTGTAGTTGACTTGAAGTTGTTAACTTGCAGTGTGTTTGTGCTGGGGTTGTAGGTGAGGTTGGTCGAGTCT